CATATTCTCAAGAGAAATAGATCAACAAGTAATCTATGAGGTATTGTTTGTATTTGCATTTTTTCTGCATCATCAGCATGTGACTGCAAATACGCAATTAGTCTCTTATCTTTTATATGCTTTTTAAGTTGCTTTTGATGAGAGGCATTATAGAACTCTTTTCTAATTCGTTCATTTTCTTTCCTATCATCTTCAACTTTACTTAACTCATGTTTGAGTTCTTTTTCTCTTTCATCTAGCTCTTTTCTAATTGTTATATATCTATCCCAAGCTAGATTATCTGCTTTATTACTCATATTTTCTCCGTATTATTGGTTAATTTAAAAGGTTAGCTTTTTGCATTTTTCCTGCTAAAGCACCTTGTTGTTCACTTTGACTTGATTCTCCAGTTATGCGATAAATTATCCACTCATAACCAGCAATTTCGCCTAAACGACTTCTTTCTAAACCGTAGTCATTGTCACCACGTTTCTTACTGTTTCTCATTACTCGTTTGAGATCGTCAATACACTTCTGACATTCTATTACTACTTCGTTTGTACTACGGAATCTTCTATCTGTCATATTTCCTCCTAAACTAAGACTGTGTAAACTAAATACGCAACACATATGAATGTTACGACCATGTAAAGATCACGAGTGTATTCTAAAAGACTAGACTCATGTGTTCTCTTGTATCCTTCCATTAATCTATCAAATTCTTTCTGTTTCATATTTCCTCCAAATGTTAATAAAGTTTAATGTTGTTTGCTTTGCAATATGCAATGTACTCTGCATCTGCAATGTCTGCTTCACATGCTCTGTCAAGCTCCTCTTCTAATTGTTTGCGATACTCTGGATCTTCAAGACACTTCTCAAATTCCTCATTTGCTTTTCGAATTTGCTCAGTTCGCTCACGTTGCTCTTGTTCTTGGCTCTTTAATATCATATTTCCTCTATCGTTTATGGTTGAATGAAGATGTAGAGGGGAATGCACAGCGAGAGTAACATGGTCTAAATCCCATGTCGCACCCCAAGCAGTTTATCTCGCATGTTTTACGCACCTCTACATGTACTCAGGGCCTCTGGCTTTACCCCCATGAAAACTACCTACTACTATTCTAGAACAGCATAGACTAGCTCCCACGAGCCGATCCCCCTCCGTTCCCCGAAGAGTAGTAGATAGTTAAGATAAGGCGATGTTTTGCCCAAACACCCCATTATCCTAACTAAGGTTAAAGAAAAAACTTGACAGTGACTTTCAACACTATCATTGTAATGAATCCCCTTTACTATCAAATAACTTGAATTATCTTAACCATCATCAAGTAAATGGTGTGGCTGGGGAAGTATAGTTAATTATATACATGTAATTGAATATAAGTTCTTCAGGGTAACAGATAAGACGTCCATTACCCTGTGAAGGACTAGCCATTGATTTTATTTATGAGCCACTTGTGATTATCATAATCTCTTGAGTTGGCTAAGAAATGATACCCAGCGATAAGATCATGGTCGGAACCATCACCTTGATCACATGGGTCTTGGTCGATATTGTGTTGCTCCTGCCACGCATCGTAGATGTCGTAGAGCTTAATGGATTGCTCGTAAGTAAACTCTAGGTCAAACTCAACTTGCGCAATGTACATAAGACTGTCCATGTAGGTAAACTCTTTCTCGCTTTGCATCTTCATCTCCTCTTCAGATTAAAATCTAGGAAGGAGAAGCCGTTCTTCCCCAAACACCCCAAATTCTTACCTAAGGTTAATTCTTTTTTTTAAGATCATGTACCCCGGGGGGTGGGTCCACAAAACTGCGTTTTGTCTCCTTATGATCGTCCCATCCCTCTACGCAGGGAGATAATAGGTGTTACCTTTTAAAACAGAATTTCAAAAAATAAAATTTTAATATTGCATTTAGCAAAGATAGTTAATATTGTTGGTTTAGATGGAGGAGAATTTTTATAAGATAGAGTTAGGATCTTATCATTGGGAATTAGGTAAGGAGCGTTCCGATGGAATGCCTATACTTAATAAGTCACACAGGGGTCGTGAAGCGAATCAAGTAGGATGTTTAGGTGAAGTCTTAATAGAGGAGTTTTTTACGACTCACGGAGTAAGATTCAAGGATAAGAGGAAAGAGTACACGCATGATTATAACATTAACCAGCGTTTCTTCTTAGATGTTAAGACAAAGGACAGGACTGTTGCTCCTCGTTTAAATTATGAAAACAGTGTGCCTGTTTACCAGATGGGTTATCAGAAGCCCGATTTTTACTATTTTGTATCATTGTACCGTGACAGGGAAACTGACGGAACTGACATACGACGTTTTAAGGAAGGTTACATAGTAGGCGGTATAAACAGGAACAAGTTATTTAAGGTTGGCAAACTATGGGAGAAGGGAAGTACAGATGAAAGTAATGGTACACATTTCTGGACAGACTGTATTAATATAAAGATGTCTGATCTAATACCTAATAATTCAATGATTAACATATTTACTTAGGAGATAATATGGGATATGGAACTACAAGGCGCTTTCGTAAGCAATCAGGTGAAAATCCAAAGAGAGGTCAATCAGATCATCTAGTAGGAGAGACTATCCGCAAGGGTGCAAAAGCATGGAATGATAAGCAGATTGCACGAGATAGAGAGCGATACGGCCCGAATATATGGGAAGAGGGATTTTCTAAAGGTATTGACAAGATAGTTGAGTTTGGTAAGAAATCTATGGATGGTTACTACAATTTTACTAAGAATCCGGGTAAACCCCATTTTACGGATGAGAAGTAATGGCTCTTAATACAGAAAAGTTCATAGATTCTTTTGTTGAGACAGGCGATTACATTTACTCAATGAAGGAAGCAGGATGTAAGGAAAAGAACTCCTACAAGGTTAAGTTGCAAGGCAGGGAGCTTCTTGAGCAGAACCGTGATGAGGTTGACAAGAAGTTTAATGCACGTTTGAAAGAAGGTGGCCCAAAGGCTTTAGGAGTCATTGAGCGTTTAATGTCTACTTCTGAAAGCGATACAGTACGTCTTAATGCCGCAAAAGAAATGCTTGACAGGGGAGGACACAAGATATTTAATGAAATTGATACAGGCCGTACCATAGAAGAGTTGAATGCACAGTTGGTAGCCTTAGTAGGCAATGATGGTGCAAAGATGCTTATTGGTGCATTTAAAAGTCGTAAAGTAATATCTGGACCTCAACTTACTGATGGCTAAAAATATAAAAAGACCTATTAGATTTGTAGCTAGAAAGAATACTGACCCTGTAGGAACAGTTACAGAATGGGGTTCTTGGAGGAAAGGTAAAAAAGGAATCGCTAAAAAAACTTTTCCCGGTACACATGCTAAGAAAAAAACTTTAACAAATAAATCAACTAATACATCTCCACAAAGAAAGATACTCTTCACAGGCTTAGATAAAGCCGATTTTAAGATGGGCAACAAAATGTTAAAGGTTGTCCGTGAAGCTGTTAAGAAACATGGCAAGGAGAATGTAACTCTTATTCATGGTGGTAGAACAGACGTAAGTAAAGTAGATCAAAATATTGAAGAGTTAGGTCAATATACAGGACTTAAAGTTGAAGCTGATCCACTTCAATATTCAAAATATCCTAAAAATGCGGCTGGTGCTAGAACCCAAAAAAGAATAGATGATCCAGAACTAGAATGGTACTCATTTGATAAAAAAGGAAATCTATCTAAGAAAGATAAATACCAGACCTACTGGAAAAACAAGTATGGTGATATAGGTAAAGAAACTCGTGGTGGTAAACTCAAGTTTCCACGAAGTACAGTCAAAGATAATAAGGTAATTGGTAAATCTACCAAAGACACTACCAAGTTTAAGACCCTCCTAGATGAAATAGAATCTGATACTAATCCAGAAAGACGAGCATCCGGGGTTAGATATGCAAAGAACGTAGATAGAGTAACTAAAGAAAATTTTGGGTTCAATATGATTACTGAGAAAAATCAGGATCGTATTGATTTCCTTGAAAAAGATCAGGGGTTACCTTCGTTTAAGTCTGAATATAAAACATATGATGATTTTGAACAGACTTCATACATAGAAGATACAAGTGTTTTAGGTAGAGAAGGTCAAACAGAATATGGCGGTAGTGGTAGATTACCTTCAGGTTTTAAAGCAGAAAACAAGGGTACTCTACTTACAGGCAAAAAAAAGGTTAGGGATTCAGGTAACTTGACAGATAGACAAATTCTTAAAAAGAACCCTTATCCTCAGTCGTCTTTGTCTCAAATTGTAGGTTCATCAGAATATGAAGATTATAAAGGTCTAAATCAAGAAGGTGGACGAAAAGTTGAAGTTAAGAATAGCTTAAGACAATTGACCGAAGTAACTGATATTACAGAAGAAGCTACTGGAGAAGACAAAGCAAAAAGCGGTAAGGGTATTGAAAGACATAAAACAAGTCATCTTTTAAGAGAACAGCCAATTAAAGATAGAGTTGAATTGAAACGTGCTTTAAAGCGAGCCGCACCTGTTTTCCAAAGAATTGCAGAAGCAAAGAAAACAGCAAGAACCTCTGGTAATATACCAAGAAGAGTTAGAAATCTTAAGCGTATTGATAAAATTACTAGGAAATTAGCAAAACGTATTCCTGACAGACTAGCTTTTGATGCGGCACAGCCAGTAGAGTCTACAACTCCTGCACGTTCCTCTACTGTTCAATCTTCAGATTTAAAAAATGTTCCTGTTCCTAGTGCTTCTAAACCAGAAAAGGATAAATTAACAAGAGCCAAGATTGCTAAAGGGCCATATGGCGGTATAGAAAAACAAGGAACAGAACAACATTATAAAGGTTGGAGTGACAGGACTAAAAAGTTTCAAGTAAAAACGGCAAATGAACAAGCGGCTAAATCTGCAAGGAACAAGGGACTTTTAAAAGGATTAAGTAATTTAGGTAGGAGATTGAGTAGAGGATTAGGACCACTAAGTGTAATACCTATGATTACTGGTGTTATAAGAGAAGAACACGAAAGAAAAAAACGTCCATTTAATATTTTGACTGATCCTATATGAGCAAAAAAGCTGAAAGAGCAATTGAGATCGCAGAAAAGATTACCGAACTTTATGAAACTAATAGACTTCTTGAATATGAACCTTATGAGTACCAGAAAAGATTCCATGATGCCAAAGACATGAAGGGTAGGCTTGCTAGGCAACGATTGTTGATGGCGGCTAACAAAACTGGAAAGACCTTCTGTGGAGCATCCGAAATGGCATATCACCTTACAGGCAGATACCCTGAATGGTGGCAAGGTGCAAGGTTTTCAAGACCTATTACAGCATGGGCGGCTGGTAATACTACTGCAAATACTAGAGATATAGTACAGGCAGAATTACTAGGTGAACCGGGAGATGAAGACGATTTTGGTAAGGGAGCAATACCTAAACAGTATATTGAAGGTACTCCTTTAAGACAGCCCGGAGTTCCAAATGCATACCAGAGTTTGCAAGTAAAGCATGTATCAGGCAGGAATTCTAAACTCATCTTTAAGTCCTATGAACAGGGCAAAATGCAATGGATGGGTAAAGCCGTTGATGTAACATGGCTTGATGAAGAACCTCCGCAGGATATATACTCTCAGGCTCTTAGAGCGGCACTTAAAAGTGGTGGTATAGTCTATATGACATTCACACCTGAAAGTGGCATGACAGAGGTTGTAACTCAGTTTATGACTAAACTTGGACAGTCACAGGCTCTTTATCATGCAACATGGGATGATGCCATACACTTAGATGAAGATGTAAAGAAAGAAATACTTGCCGCACTTCCTCCGCATGAGAGGGATATGCGTTCAAAAGGAATACCAGTTCTAGGTTCAGGTATGGTATTTCCTGTAAGTGAAGATGATTTAAAAGTTGAACCATTTGCTCTACCTGAATACTGGCCTAGACTATGTGGCTTGGATTTTGGATGGGATCACCCGACTGCGGCAGTCTGGATTGCTTGGGATAGGGATACGGACACAGTTTATGTGTATGACTGCTATAGGAAATCGGCAGAAACGCCTGTAGTTCATTCAGCCTCAATCAGGGAAAGAGGCGATTGGATTCCAGTAGTATGGCCTCACGATGGTTCACAACACGATAAAGGCTCTGGAAAACCATTAGCAGAACTATACAGGAAACAAGGTCTTAATATGGCACATAAGCACTTTGAGAATCCTGAAGGTGGCATATCAGTAGAACCCGGTGTTATGGATATGTTGCAAAGAATGCAAACAGGACGTTTCAGGGTTTTTAACTATCTTAATCTATGGTTTGAAGAACTTAGGATGTATCACAGGAAAGATGGTAAAATTGTAAAGATACACGATGATTTGATGAGTGCAACAAGATATGCCTCTCAGTCATTGCAGTTTGCCACTACTGGAAGACCTAAGAAAAGACCACGAAAAGCAATACATACATACGATTACTATGGAGGTCATCAAGAAAGGGCATACGTTTGAAAGTGTTATATATGATCAAAATGAAATAGATGATATATGGGATCAGGTAAAAGATGAGGTTAAAAGAACTGATTGTGAATTTTTAGATCACCATGATATTAAAATACTATTAAAAGAAGGATATTATATATTATGGCTCGTAAGAGAAAAAGATACCCAAAATATTGTGGCAGTTGTTATTATTGAAATTGTCCACTATATTAGACATAAAATAAGTCGTGTCGTCAGTATCGGAGGAACTAGAATGCACGAATGGCTCACGTTCCATTTACATGCATTAGAGGAATGGTCTAAAAATAATGGATGTAGTCATATGGACATCTATGGTAGGAAAGGATGGAAAAAAGTGTTGAAAGAGTACAATGAACATTGTATTTTGTTAAGAAAACAACTATAACCCACAAAGAAAGGTAAGTATGAAGGTATATACAGAAGTTAACTATGAGTGGAAAGATGGTGAATTAGTAAAAACATCATCAGAATCTTTTGAATACTCTGGCGACATCGCACTCTGTGGAGGCGGTGGAGGAGGAGGAGGAGGTAACATCCTTACAAAAGCCGCAAGTAGAATTCATTCAGGCTTAGATGATACTGTTGATATTGTAAGAGATCCTGCTGGAACAATTAAAGGTGGCCCGGGTGGTACAATAGGTCAGATCACAGATAAACTATATGGTGGTTCTTTTCAAGACTTGGTGGAAGGAGCGCAGGGTAAAACAGAAGAAGAAGCAGTTGCCCCTCCAGTATTGTCAGCAGAAGAAGTTGATCCTCAAGCCGCTTTAACTGCACAGAACCAGAAACGTAAAGCTGAAGCAGGAAGAGGTGCGGCAAATATGACAGCCGGACAAACTGCAACATTGCTAACTTCATAATTCTATGGCAGATCAACAAGGCTCAAGTGATTTAGCCGCATATATTGACAGGCATCACGAAAAGCTAAAAAATAACCGAAGAGTCTGGGAGCGAGAGTGGCAGGAAATGGCAGAATATGTCTTGCCACATCGCTCAGACTTTACGACAACTCATTCCAAAGGTGATGACAGAATGGGTATGGCGTTTGAAGGTACAGCAATGCGCCTATTAAAACGCTTTGCCTCAAATATCCACAATGTCTTTACTCCTATGGGGGCAGAATGGTTTAAATTAACCACAGGAATTGCAGAATTAGACAAATCTCGCAATGTTGCCCTTTGGATGGAGGAAGCATCTAAAATAGTTAAGCATCATGTCTCAAGACCAGCATCAAATTTCCAAAGTGCAGTATATCAATACTACTTGGAAGCAGGATCATTTGGAACAGGAATCATATTTGTTGAAGACCAGCCGGGATTTGGCCCTCGCTTTCGCAATTTTCCTCTTTCGGACTGTATATTGGGTAGCGGAAGTGAGATGGAAATTGACACAATATTTCGGAACTACAAACAAACAGCAAAAGACCTGATTTCTAGGTTTGATCCACAAACTTTACCTGAACAAATTGTAGAAAAGGGCATGGGTCCAAAAATGCTGGACGAATATGATGTCGTTCATGCAGTATTTCCATCATGGACTATACAAAACTTCCTTCCAGAAGGATTTAACAAACCTTTTGCATCAATACATTACCTTAAAGAGAAAAAACAGATACTAGGTTTTGGCGGTTATGAGGAAATGCCTTATATCTGTGCCAGATGGGAAAGATCAGATCGTGAAATCTATGGTCGTGGGCCAACTTGGGAAATAATGCCTGATATTAGGCTTATTACTGAAATTGATAGAACATATTTAAAGGCTGTTCAGAAAAC